CGTCAAACCGGAGTCCGGAACGTAGCCGAGGACAAAAGCACCCGCATCAGTGGTTGACACCATCGGCTCATATGCCACAGCAAGTCTCGTAAGCCTAAATCGCAAAAAGGCAAGCGACAGGTTAGAGATTGCTGAGCCAAATGGGCTGTAAGTACCACCACCGGTAAGTGCATTGGGATCGAGGTCCATGCGCTGATTCGCACCATTAATCCCGAGCGCAAAGTACCCATTGCCACTCGTCACGACGAAAACTGGCACACCGATCGTCGTAAACGGAACGCGCGTAGTCACAACGCGTTGGCTGGGTAGACTGGCTCGAAGAGGGAGGGCCTGCGAAAACCCTCCATCAAGGACACTATGGGCAGACTGCGCAGGGCTTGGAATTTTCGCCCGAACAGTTCTTTTCTTCTTTTTCTTGCCTTGCACCATTCCTGCCACCGAAGACGCTGCAGACACTGCTTCATTGACCACTTGCTTGATAGATGAAATCAAAGCAGGAGCGGCCAACGCGGCAGCGGCAGCGGCAGCGGGAGCGAACTTACCCTTGGGCATTGCACGGTCGTTAACTCAATGTTTTAATTGCGGAGTTGACACAAACGACCCGGAGGTAGCCCGACCTCCGTATACGCAACGTTGGGGCCCCTAAGGGCGCCCAACCCCACGGGCCTGGGGTTGAGCACCAGGCCCAGGGTCGAGACCCCGGGGATGCAGGAACTTGCACTTGTCGCCAAACTTACACTGCCCACTCTTCTTGAACAGCGCACAGACGACTTTGTCCTGCACCACATCCCCAACATGGAGGAATTTGCACTTCTTCCCAAAAGCGCAACGGCCCTCCGGCCAATGCTGGCACACCGTTTTCTCAGCGGCTTGTGTCTTAACCGGCGCGCGGTGGAGCTCTCCACTCACCACAACGTCGGCTTTCGCCGCTACAGGAGCTACCTCCTCACTGCACAGGGGTGGCTTAAGTAAATCGCCCGGCGCCAAGTCCATCCGCGCCCAGGCTCTAAACCTGCCTACGTCAAACTGGGGAAAATTGACGGAGATCTCGTAGTCCATCCAACCATCTATATTCAAGTTTGGGTACTGCTCCGGCTGCTCGAATGTTGCCCAATACGACACCAGCGTGGCGAGTCCAGTCGTAAAGTGCTGCGGCATGGCATCTGCACATGTTCGCGACACAAGACGACACATCTCCCCAATCACTGGCGTATTTGAGTCAGTCATCAAGTAGCCGAGGCAGCGTTCCCGAAGCTTGTCAAGGGCTGAGAACGAATCGATCACTCCTCCAGAGACGTGGAACTTTGTCACTGCCCGATGGAAATCACACATGGAGCTCGGCTCACCGAACCACACATGCGGGCTATAATAACGAGAGAAAAAGTTCACCCCCCGCTCACCACGTTGAACCTGCGAGACTTCTAAGACCTGACCGAGCTCATCCATCGCCGCGACATAAGGCTCCGAGGGCAAATCACCTGTGGCAGAATCATCGCCACCAAAAATGCCCAATTTCGCCCAAGCCTCAGCGGGGGACATGCCCAGCCGCCTGTATCCGCAGTACGCACCGAACGCTGCGAGAATGGAATTAAAGTCAGCCGTCTCCGAAGAGCCGGACAGCCTTGTCCACAGCGTATCGTATTTTACACCGAATGAAGTGACAGCCTTGCGGTGATGCTGCTTGTCCATAATGGCGATCAGCTCAGCGTGGTGGGTCTCCGCAAATATCAACAGCATAATGATGCGTTCCAAATGTCGGCTGACATTTGACACGCGTCCATCACACCTGCTGAGATCCCCCAACGCCATGCTCTGCGACCGCTGCGCTATGAACGCAAC